ACTCAAAGTTACGGGTGCTGCCCGGGTCTTGGACTGTGCGGTGGGGGGGTGTCCAAGGCATTAGCCAAGTTTTACTGCCGTCAAGCGTGATTTGCTTAGTGGGACAAAAATATCTACTGACCCACCAGCCCCAGAGCCAATCACAACGCCAACGGTTTTGGTTTCAGTAAATGTAACCAACGCAGTAATCACAACTGGTATGGAGTAGTCAACTCTGCCCTCGCCCTCAAAAAACACATCACCTGAAATATTGCCCGAGCCATCGCTGAGGTAGGTTTTACACAGCAAGCCATTGCTTACCTCAAAGTTCATTTGTGCCAAAATCAACCAAGTACCTGCCGTAAGACTTACACTCAGGTTTGTGATTGTTTGTACCCCGGTTCCCTGATAAACGATTTGGCTGTGAGCAAAGTCTTGTACCGTCGTAAGACCAAGTTTGGCTGAGGTAACTGCGTCATCTGCGATCTTGGCGGTTGTTACTGCTCCATCGTTTATTTGAGCCGTTTCTACAGCCCCATCGGCAATCTGCGCCGTGTCCACCGCATCGTCAGCAATCTGCGCGTTTTCTACGGCGTCGTCTGCGATCTGAGCCGTATCTACGGCGTCATCACCGATCTTGTCGTTGGTGACGGCATCGTTGACAATCTTGGCCGTTTCGACTGAATCGGACGCGAGTTTGGCTGCACTGATGGTTGCGTCGTCCAGTTTGCTGCCATTGATGTCTGCGCCAGAAGCAATGTTGGCGTTATCAAGAGCGTTTACAACGGTCTGGATGTCAGACAGCGCAGTCCGTATCTTGGGGTCTTCGTTGGCGTTGGTTCCCCCAATGGTGGGGAGGTTTAGGTTGAGAAGGCTCATGGCTCCATTTTAGTCGGTTCGTGGACGGGTAAAGGCAGCGATTGAGTAAATTTCCAAATCTCCCAGTGCTTCATTGTCAGTGATCTTGATTGACCATGCCCGGCCCCAGCCTTCGTCAGGCGTAGGATAACGGCGCTGTGCGACACCCGCCTGCGGCCCAAACAGGCTTCCGGTCAATGGTGGGTCTCCTTCTGCGTCAACATCACCAAATTTTCCATCGCCCCCAAAGTTTCCGCTAGCATCTCCACTTGATTCCCAAGGTATGCCTTCGCCCAAGTTTGTGTAGGGGTCGCCAAAGGTCGTTGCTGTTTCCGTGTTCCAGATTCCACGCCCGTCAATCCGAAGTTGTGAAATTCGTTTGTTTAGGTGCGGCTGTCCCCACGCCCAATACGGACCCTGCCAATACGATTCATAGGCTACCTGTGCCGTAGCCGTTTCGTCGTAGAAAGCCAGCGGGTCAAAGGCCCGGTTAACCACAATGTGATTTGGGTTAGCGGAGTACAGTTTTGGCTCGCCCGTTGGGTCAATGAGGGCAAACTGGTTAGAGGCGCACGAATGAATCCACCAAGACTGCGTATCTAGGTTGTACTCAAGCGTGATTTCATTGGTGCTGCCATCGACCGGAACTGACAGGTAATACGAGTTTTCGTAAAACACTGCTGCCGCATCAGCCAAAACAAGAGGCACTGACCGAGCGATTGCCCGGAGAGTCGGGTCAATTTTCTCCGACAGTCTGGTCACGCTTGAGCCGTCAGTAATGCAGACGCCCATGTCCTCGCTAAGGAAAAAGGTGCCCATGTTGGTCTCAACTACTGACCGGGGGGCAACGCAACCAATCGAACTAGAAACTACCCGGTAAGTCAGGGCAGCAACGCTGTCGATCACATAGGTCTTGCGGTTCTTAAAGACGACGATGTACGGGCCAAGAGTTCCAAGCCCAGTAATGATTTCGCCGTCATCTGGTTCGATGTCAAGCGTCAGGTTGGAGTCCCAGTTGCAGGGGTCTGGGGCGTCAAGGTTGTTGTTGAGGCCCGACGAGTAGACCCTTCCGGTGTAGCCAGTTCGGGTGTCTCCGGCTGCCCACAACTTGTCTTGGCTGTAGATCAGCATGGTGCAGTATTTGGCCGGATGGTCAAGGGCCGGGCTTTGGTCCGTGTAGCCAGTAGCCGTCCATGCGCTAACTGAGTTCGATGTGCCGTCCCACTGGATGGGGTCATCAACACCATTTAGCCCGTAAACCGGGCCTTCCGTAATGGTTGGGTCTGAGTTGTCTGGCTCGCCCAACGGACCCTGCACAAATTCCCAGCGCGTGTTTGGTTCGGCATCGGTCTTGAGCGCTACCGCTGCGCCATTGCCTGCAATGCGTACGATGGCGTCATCGGAGTTGTTGTAGTACGGGCCGACGGCCAACAGGTAGTCGGTCGTCAGGTTGACCGCAAAAAGGCTGTGAGGAGCACCGTCTAGCAGAACCGTGCCACTGTCTTGCAGGTCAGAATGCTTGCTAAAGCCTCTTCGCTTCTTAAAGGACCCGAGGGGGCTGGCACTGATGTTCCGGGCGTCCTGACACTCGTTTTCAGCCACAAGGTATGGCCCGGCTTCCGTGTTGATGCCGCCCGAGAAATCAGCGTACAGCGCGGGAGTGCCTGTGGCCATTAGACCGTCCAGACATTCGGCGCAAGCGGGTCCGTACGGTTATCGCCTACGCGCTTAAACTGCGTGTAGTCATCGGTGTCGTACTGGACTTCACCACGGGCCTTCATCAGGTCTTCATCAAACCTAGCCTTGTGGTACTGGGCCGACTGGTAATCGTTTTCCCTTTCGTAGCAATGCCAGAGAGCGTAAGAAACCAGCAAGTGATGATATTCCGATGGTATTTCTGGTTCATCATTTGGTTCCGTGAGCAACGCTGGCAGTTTGTAGTAACGCAATTTCATGCTGTAGGCAGCATCTGGGGTTGGCCACAAGTGAAGGTTGTTTCCGATGACGGTGTACTGGGATGGCTGTCCACTAGCATCGGGTCGCGTCTGGAAATCCATGATGACTTCCTGAAACAGCGGAATGGTGTCCTGATTGCCGTCAACCGTCGTCAGGCCGTAGAGGCGTGCAAAGTCAGCCGGAAGGGCATAGGTCGCTACGCCTACAGAAGTCGAAAAGTCGTAAGCCGTAAACAACTCGCGGAAGTCAGTCTGGGCCGCTACATAGCGCAGCCCCTGATTGAGGATTCCTTCGCGCCCGGTTGAGGTACTTCCCCGAACATAAGGGTCGTACTGGGAGACGGAAAACTGGTGCTCTAGCACTTCAGAGACAAGGTTATTCAGCGTAGCCACGCCTTTATCGTACTACTCGCGTGACTGGATTACAGAGGTCACTGCCTCTTCTGGCACTGCTGCTGAAAGCGGGTCGTCCAAAAACTCTGGGCGAGCGTTCTTGTATGGCTTGCAGTCCTTCCAAAGGGAGTAGACCTTGTGCGTATCGCGGTCCATGTGGCCGCACAGGATTGACCCATCGCACATGGTGGTGCCACCTTGTTCCGCAAGCCTGCGGAAGAAAAACAGGTCTTCGCCTTCTGATTCAGTGGTAACGCCATCGGTCTGCTCTGAGAAGGCAAACCACGGGTCTTCCATCTTCTTCAGGGCATCGACCCGGATAATGCAGCAGCCAAGCCCTGCGCCCCATATTGGAAAGACTTCTCCCATCTTCCAGTCCCAGAAGGTGCCGGTAGTGCCCGGCTCCCCGCCAAAGATCAGCGGCTCTGGTGGTGCAGTTTTGGTTGCATAGACGCCCGTGAGCGCGTCCCAGTCGTCGTTTTGCTCCATGAGATAGATCATCCGGCGCGGGGCAAAACTGGGAATCAGCACATCGTCGTCAATGAAAAACAGGTACTTGCAGTCCCGGTCGATGGCCGTCTGGGCCATGTTATTCCGGGCAGTTGCAATCGGAATCTTGACCAGACACAAGGTGTGCCGTTCTGCTGAAACGGGCCACTGCAAGGCTCCGTAGGAATGCGCCCAGAGGATGTGGACATTGCCGCCCGACGGCAAGCCAACGGCAATACGCAGTTCACTCACCGGAGATGTCCTTGCTTACGGCAATTTTGGTCTTCATCCCAAGGTCCTTTCGCATTGCAAACGCCAACTCTTCTGCGTTCATCTTGATCTGCTCTGAAAAGTCGGCCTCACGCTTGGCTTCTGCTTCTGCGTTCTTCTTCTCCAATTCGTCAGCAAAAGAGTAGCCCGGACGCTCGTTAAGCCACTTGATGCGCTCTACATCTTTGATGATGCGGCCATCCAGTTTCTGGTAGGTGGCGACCATGTAACCAGTCCCGGGCGGGTCCTGCTCTTCCCGGGCATAGACGACATAGTATTCGCCCTTCTCGCTATAGCGGAGATGCAACCGGGGGTCGATCTCCTTCAGTCGCTTGGCAATCCCCCCGGCATCTTCCGTAATGAGATGCAGTTTGCCGTCTCTCCCTTGCCGTATCTGCTCAATGGTGGCGGGTTCTATTTCCCCAGTCCAAGACATAGGGAGATACTACGGACTACTTAGGACGCGAATTCTTCAGTGCCTGTGATCGCGCCCGGGCCTTTGCCGCAATGGCCTGTGCCTGTTCCCTTGTTTTTGGAACCGGTTGCCCCCATGCCCGGGCCATCAGCGCCAAGCGGGTCGGCTTGCCGTCTTTGACCATCGGGCCACGGGGGTTGGAGTAAAACCGGGTAGCCCAGTTGACCCAGCGGGATTTGTCTGACCTAGAGGCTGACCCGTAACTCTTGACGCCCGGCTTTAGGTTGGAGCCTTTGGCGTTGTAATGGGCACGCCCAGCAGCGGTCAGACCGCCTTTTGGGTTTTTGTGGACTTTACGCACCGCGCAGGTTCCGAAGCACGCGCTTACGCATCATCGCGTTCTTCATCTTGTCCTGCGTTGCCGCCATGCCCATGCCGGAACCACTGTTCGGAGCCACTGGCTTCTGAACGCGCATTCCACCACTGA